AGATTAATGTTTGGGTCGCGTGTTTCGACATCTACGGCTATTTGTTTGGCTTCAAATATATTAGGAAGCTCAGTAGGGGGTACCCATTCAGACTTTGGCGTGTCAAACGCTAACTGTAAGGGCATTACTTTTCTCCACCAAGGGCGCCGTAGCCACAGATATCGAGCCAACTGTCCTCATGGTCAGGCGTTTCTATCAGGCGTGACAGCTTCACGGCTATCATACATTGGTAGGCTTGTGATACGGTAACCTCTCTTTCGAGTATTACTGACCACATCTTAGCTATGCGCTTGTGGTTTTCGTGAGCATCGCCGTAGGCTTTGGCCCGTGGGCCGTTAATCATCTTCTCGGCTTTTGCTAATATTTCTTTCCTGTTCATATTATGTAACTCCTCAATGCGTCTTCTGGCTCGATTAAATATAGATTTTCTTTTGTTCTTGTTACGCCAACGTAGAATACGCGGTGCAGTTCGTCGGGGTCTTGCTCCGCTGCCTTTGATGCAGAGGGAGATATATCGGTAAATAGCACAACGTTATCTGCTTCGCCACCTTTTGATCCGTGAATTGTGGATAGCGTTATACGGGGCGTGCTATTAAATTTCTCTCCGCGTCGTAGTAGAGCGGTGACGTAAGCACGCTCACTATCAGGTAGTTTATCCATGGCTTCGTGCCATATCATGTCCTCTGTAGCTAATAATCCATGGTTTTGCTGTAGGTCCTGTAATCCTAGCATATCATCTTCTGCTACATGGGGTAGTTTCTTAAAGCCGCGCCGTATGCGTTTACCGACGGACATATACATATACACGGTTCGTGCAGCGTGGGCGCTAATCTGGCGGCCTTTACGCATTTGCTCCCAACCATTAACCGCTTCGCTTATCTTTTGTGATATGGAACGGTGCCCGTGATACATAAATAGGTGCCCACGGCTGCGTAATGTTTCCATCATATCGTAGAGAAAGTACCCAGCCTGAGCTAGAACCAGCCAAGATCCTTCTGCTAGATCCAAATCATTCACATCATATATTCTTTTAAGTATACCGTCCTCTTGGCGTGGCAGATAACTCTTTGGTACGCGCTTGTTTATACGTTTAGATATACGCGAGGCAATAGGGTGTATGTTTTGTGGTACACGGTACGATTGCTCTAATACCTCATAACCGCCATTCAGCCCGATAAAGTGTTCAACATCCGCGCCTGCCCACTTGTATATGGCTTGATCATCGTCACCAGCACAATATATCTTTTCAGAGTATTGCTCTATTATATGCGCGACATCCCATTGTAGTGGAGATAAATCTTGAGCTTCATCAATAAAACTTACGTCAAGGTTAGGGCAGAAGCGTGAGCTCTCATTAACAAACACCTCTAGCATATCGGTGAAATCATATAGTTTCAGCCTGTTTTTATAACTTTGTAAGGATCGTGCGACATAAGAAAGGCTTATCCAGTCTATTTCTGTATCTGATTTGTTATATTGCTCTTGTAAGGACACCTTACGCAGCCGTGCTAGGTTAATGATACTAAGGTAAGGATCGCTGTTGGCTTTGCTTTCTAATAAACTATCCGTGTTTTCTAATTTATCAGCTGCAATCTTAATACCTATGGCATCAGATAACTCTCTATAGTGCTCGGGTTGCATGATTTGTTCGCTACGAATACCTGACAAGCGCAAGGCAAAGCTATGGAGAGTACGAAACCAAGGTAATTGGTTTTCGGTTAGGCCAAATCTTTGACAGGCTCTATCTACAGCTTCGTAGGCCGCTTGGCGTGTAAAGGCAAAGTACCCTATTTTAGAAGGGGATATGCCTTGTGTTAACGCTTCATCAACCTTATTCAGTAGAGCTGTTGTCTTCCCTGTTCCCGGGGGGCCGTATATCCTGAATATCTTTGTCCGCATTTCTCTCTGCTATCTTGTTAACTATCACGCGCACACGCTCGCGTGTCAGCCCGTATTTCTTACCTATGGCCGTAAGGGTCATTTCCCTATTCTTCCGTAGGTCGTACATTTCGTTATTTCTTTTCCAAAATTTACTGATCATGTTTTTATCCTGATATGTCAAATTCCCAATCTTCCTCAAACTCTTTCATGCTACCGTATCTTTTTACAAAGAGGGGTGTTTTTTCACCCATCCATGCGCCTATGACGTTAAAGTTAAAGAAATCTAATGCCTCTTCATAATCCATACCGTCGCGTTTACACAAAATAGCTATACACTGGTCTTTATCATACGCTATAACATCTTCCATTCCTATGCGTTGCGCAACGCCAAGGAAAGCTTCATCAAATCCGTCTGCCTTTAACATTAAAACACCTCATTGTTTTCTTGAGCACCAAAGTCAGGAGCGTTGAGCTCCACATTTACAGCATCAAAGGACGGTATCTGCCATACACGAATAGGCCGTCCTTTAATCTTTAAAACTACACTTTCACCACCCATATCGCGCAAACGTTGCGCTATCTTGTGGCTCTTATATTCAAAAAATTTGTTGCGTTTCAGAAACGCATCAAAGTCTTTTAAACGAAAGTATGTCTTTTGCTGTTCTTCATCTGTCCATGGGCGCTTCAATAAAATCTCTTCCTTATCTTGAGCCTGTTGCATATGCCGACAGAAATCTTCTAGGTAATCATAAAACTGGCCAGTTATACTGGCGTCTTGAGCTACTTCTATAATGGCGCTCTCATTATCCTTCATCTCTTGCATTAAAGCGCCTATTCTGTTCTCCCATGCTATCTTGGAAACAGAGCGCGGCATAAAGTTTAATTGCTCCATGCAAGATCTTTGAAAGGTCGCTTGGTTAAGTAAAGCATCCGTATCCATCTCTAAGGGTTCGCCGTTCACATCGACAAACCATACGGGCGGCGTAGAGTTATATTTGCGTAGGTTAGCAATCACCGCGCCTTGTACAGCCGCTCCTACACCATGTTTTCGCGTAAGACATAAAGTCTTATTGCAGTGCGCGTTAATAGGTGCATCACTACACTTATATATGTAGTCTTTTTTTTCCAACTGCTTCGCTACAATGTTTACTTCATTTAGTGGTAAGGGTGGATCAAGATACTCCATATTGTATTTAAGTATCTCTGACTCCCAGCTATCTGGATACGCTTTACGCAGATATACCCCAAGGTTAAACAAGCCATTGTTACGTCCCCCCTCAGATATCTTATTCTGCGCCAGTATCTGTAAACACGGGGGCCCGTCTTTCAAGGGGTTTTGTTCTTTGGTATCGCCTATTTGTATCTTTGCTACTTGTTCAGGCGTTTGTTTGTATTTCTCATATAATTCTATAAACTCGTCAATCGTGGCACCTGTTCCGTCGTCTTTGATGGCATACCGCAGACCATCCTCTGCGTTAAAATAAGGTAGGTTTAGGAAATTACCCACATCATCACGATCTAAATGTAATTTTATCTGCTTTGGAAATATCTCACTACCGCCATAACCAAGGGCAGCAGAGATCTGTTGTAGCGTAAGCTGCATATCCTTTGCTTCTATCCATTCTGTAGTAAACAGAAAACAATGCGCTCCACCTGATTTGGAACGGCATATAACTAAAGGCAGCTGTAATTTTCTAATCTTTTCTATAAGCGTTTTGTGATCTAGGGGGTACTGATCAACATCAATACACCCCCAAACACATTGGTTCTCTTCATTTATGGGGATAATACCAACACCGCGTCCTTTTCCAGACAAGTGTCCTTCCCATAGTTCTGTGGTCCGTGGCTCGCGTATGATGGCGGCTCGGCCCGTGCTCTTACCATTTAACTGCTTCTTATCTATCGTAAACGTGCCATACGCTAGTTGCAGACCGTTAAAGATAGTGGCAAATTTCTCTACTAACGACATAATAGCTCCCGTTAAAAAAGGCGGCTTTCGCCGCCCTTAACTAAAATGGTATTTGTTCGTTAGAAGCACCGTCAGTTTGTTGGTGCTTAACTTCAACAGAACCTTCCTGAACACTTTCGGAGAAAGTCTTAGCTTGTTCGTAAGTAGCTAAATCCTTTTGAAACTGTGCGGGGCTCTTACTCATAGTCTCTTCACTTAGAAGAGGACCCTCGAGTTGCATTTCCCAACCGTGCCATGAACCTTTGTCATTCTGCTCGGCTAGGGTCTTTAGCCTAAACTTGTACGCAAATCTAGCAAAACCGTCTTTCTGGCATTGCGCCATAATCATGCTGTTAAACTTCCGTGACTTTTTAAGCTGTGTAGACTTCATCGGTATCAGAGCTGTTTCTGCCGTTCCGTCTTTCCCAAGCATCAAAACAAAGTGCTGATGGGTTTCTTCGATGTAATCTCCGCTACCGTCATCAACATACTCTTTATTATCCTCTTCGGACCGATTTGTCTTTGGGCACTCTTGTTTAGTCTTGTAGACCGTAGGAGCGCCACTTCCTTGCCCTCTGGGGGCCCATCGGAGAAATTCACGCTGATAAGCTACTGGAACAATTACAATGCCCTCTTTGCCGCTATATGAGGCTTCTGTAACACTATTATAAATGTCGCCCTTTCTAGCATCTTCTAGCTTATCAAGCATTGGATCAACACCCGATAGTATTTTTAGAAACGGTAAAGCAAGATCTTCTTTGCCGACGTTCTCGTTTCCCTTCCCTACGTCTTTTTTTAATGTAGCAAAATCAAATGCTACTACGTTTGTGGCTTTCTTTTCAGCCACTGATTTACTCGCTTCAGCCATTTTTAGCTCCTTTCGCTTTAGTGATAACGGCTCGTTGACCAACATACGCCCCAAATAACTCCATTGGGAACTCGTCCCCATTCTCAACACGCTCTTTAACGAAGGAGCGTAAGGTACTGGGTTCAATCTTTTCGGTTTGGTCCTT